CTTGGTCAACCGGGCGACTTCAACGCCGTAAGCGGTCGGACTTGTCCTGCCCTGCTGTGGTGCTTTGGTCAGGGCTGTATCGCCGGTCGCGGCCATCTCCGCCACTTTGCGTCGCTGCTCTTCAATGCGAGCGGAACGGGACCGCATACCCGCGTCGACTTCTTCCAGCTTATTGGAAACCAACTGCATGTTTTCCAGCAGCAGGCGCTCTTCGACCAGCGTGGCTTCCAGTTGGGCCTTGCCACCCCCACCGCGCGGTCCGGCAATGACTGTTCCTAACATCGCTTCGTAGCGCGCGACGTTCGCCGCCACCTCATCAACGGTAAGGCCTACGCCGGTCATACCTTTCAATAGGTTGTTGAACCAACTGGCGGTTTCAGACAGTCGCTTATTCAGGCTGATGAAGACAGGCTCAAGGATGGTACCGATGGTGACCTGCAGCTGGTTACTTTTGGAGTCGAGCTCGGCCTGGCTCCCAGTCAACCCATCGGCCGCTTTGGCGGCGTTGCCGACCTGAGCCTCGGTCTCTTTCATGATGCCGTTGTATTCGGCCGTGATCTTTTGCGAGTCCGACAACTTGTCACGACTGCTGCCGATGCTCTTGGCGTACTCGTCCCACATTTTGGCGACGTTTTTCGTGACACCGGCGTTATCCACCAGCACCGAGTTTTCGTTTTTCAAGCCCTCGGTGGCCGACACCACAGCTTCCGACATGCTGAGATTAGCTTGCCGGTTGAACGCTGCAGCGTCTTTTAGGCGGTTGATCACCGCCACTGCCTGGTCAACGTTGTAGCCACGGCTGAGCAGGTTTTGCAGCGCTTTGGCTGCGTCACCGACGCTGAGCAAGCCGTCGGAGGCGAGCTTGTTGGCCTCATCCATGGCACGGCCGATGCCGACACCGGCGTGATTGGCAACCGCTTCCAGGCCACGATAAGCAGCCTCCTGTTGGATCGCCGCGTCCTTGCTATCGCTGACGATTTGACCCAGTTTGAAAGCGCCAAGACCAAACACACCCGCAATGCCAGCCGCCACGCCACCGAGGCCCGAACGCATGATGGTGCTGACGCCGGAGAACGCCTCATTCACTGCCGGACCAAAACGAGCGAGCCGGGTTTGACTACCGACCATCTCGGTGTTGATGGCACGTAGCTCGCGGCTGAATGTCGTCCGAGCGTCACGCATGTTGCGCTCGATGCTTTCGACCGCACGATCAAAGCCTTGGGTGCCGGCAGTGAACTGATAGGCAATATTACGATCCATACCAAGACCTCAATCACAGACAAAAAAAAGACCCGCTAAGGCGAGACTATCGATGACGACCTGGCAGTTGATTCGATTTATTGGGGACCACCTCTACGGTGCCTTCACCATTAAATCCCAAATCATGATGAGCAGAACTTTGACAAAATCTAACGATAGGTAGCATTAATCAGCACCATCATTAGATTGTCAGGCAAGCATTGAATGGATTTACGAAATACAGAGACAGTCTGAGATCTACCTGAGACGTGAGTACGAAACTTTCCATTCAAACGGAGGGCGATGAATGTTCACCACCAGGCTCAAACGCATGCATTCCCTAAACCTGCCTGCATTTTTTGAGGTAGCCGAAATGCCCTGTCTCGGGAGGATAGCGGCGGTGATGGATGAAGAGGTTTTAGTGGAGATTGAGCAAAATGACAAAATCGTGTTTTTGCTCAAGCACATAACCTCTATCGAATTCATCAAGCCCCCCACTCTCTCGAATTAGCTACTGACTGCTGGAAAACGCGTCCAGCGCCAGGCGTAGGTGCTCGGGCAGCTCGCTAGCCAACTCAGCAGACATTGCTGCCAGGTTGCTGGCCAGATCCGGTGCATCAGTCACTTCCTGGGTCGGTTTGTAGCCCATGTATCCAGCCACAAGGACGTGCACGGGCGGGTGGCTCCGCCAGTAGTCGGTCATATGCCCTACCATCACCATGTCCCAGTCACGTCGAAGCGTGACCGGGCTTTGCCCGGTACTGGCGATCAGGTGAGCGTAGAGTTGGCCCCAGTCGAAGGGGCCAGTGCTTCCCCCGGCGCCGACTCTGTGACCTCCAGGCCCGAGGCACTCATAACAGCATCCAACGCATCACGCATGTTGCGAAGATCCAGCAGCGAGGCCACCTCTGCGCGCTCAATGTCTGGGTAGTTCCGACGCAATGCCGCGTGCGTGGCATCGATCACCGTTGCGATACTGTCCCGGTCCATGTTGCCGGCCATCACCGCGTTGATCCGCTCCAGCAGTTGCTCCAGATCCCCCAGCGCAAGGGGTGGGATGACGAGCGTTTTCCCTGGAAACGGGAACGAAACGCCGGGGACATTCACGACCGTCATTCGTTGGCACTCCAGTAGCACACCTCGCCGAACTCATCCGCGTAGCCGGTGAATTCAAAGTCCGGAATGGTGTAGTCGTCCTGTTTGGTGGCGATCCCGAGCTTGTTGCTGACAAAGTTCGGCACGCGCACGTACACAGTCTTGCCCTTGTATTTCAGGACAAGCTCGCCCTGGAATACCGGCATGTCACCCATGGGCAGGTTTTTCACCGAAAGGCTTTTACCTGTCGTAACGGTGTAGCGGTAATCAATGAACACCGACTTGGCCACGTCTGCAGCGGCAAATGCATATTCCCCCGTGGCGGCATCAAAGGTGTACTGCCCAACTGTCGGCGCGCTCAGTACCCGTACGTAAGGGATAGCACTGGCGCCCCGTACCCCAAGATCACCAGAGAGCGTCCCGCCGGCTGGAGGCTCCACGGTGATGGTGGCCCCTGCCGGCACCACTGTGGGCTCCGTAGAGTGATGAACTAAGACCTGGCCGGTGGTCAGGGTCTGCCCGAAAACCAATTGATTCCACTGCAGCAGGCTGATCTGGGCGGACTTGGCCTTGCCCGTCAGCTTGCCCTGGCCCCGTGCCGCATCGACAGCAAACTGCTCGCTGCCGAACAATTCCTTGGAATCAAACGACAGGTCCACCGATGCTTCTTGCATGATGCCCAGCAGGATGGGGGTGGGCGCGGAAATGGCATTGCCATAGGCGTCCATCAGCGGAGTCGCGTAAAACAACCCGCTGCCGAATGCGATTTGCATAATGTGTTCCTCAGTAAAAGGTAGGTCCGGCCGTCAGGTCGCCGGTGTTGCACAGGTAGGTGAATCGGTAACGCACCATGCAGTTGCCGGCGGTGTTGTCGCCTTCGTCCTCGATCCAGTCGATGTAGAAGCGCTGCACCCGATCAGCTTCCTCAAAGGCGTCCTCTGTCATCAGGACCGCATGCACGGCCACCTTGACCACGTCAGCCACCTGATCCCAGGCAGCACCTGTGACCGTGTCCTCCCGGGCGATGATTTCCATCGTCAGCTCGAACTGGTTGCGATCCACTGCAGCGCTTTCGCGCTCACAGGTTTCAAGGTCAGGACGCAGCACGATCGCCGGCGTCATGTCCCGTCTGATCGCCTCAGTGCGACTCCGATACACCCGGTCTGCCGCCAACGTACCGGCGGCCAGAATCAGCGCCTGCGCCTTTGCGACGATGCGTTCTTGAATCGAGGGCATGAGGGTTAAACCTTGGTGAGGGAGGCCAGGCTAAAGGCGCCGTCATCGATCATCCGGCGGTCACGGACGCGAAAATTCACGCCGCCGACGGTGATCAGTTTGGGATTGTCGATGCCCAGGCGCTCGGCCTCGGCGGTGATGACTAGGATCTCGTAACCGGTCGACTGGCTGTTGGTGCCGCCCATGCCGTGGATTTCGTCCGGCATATCCCGCGCGGCCAGAAACGGCTGACCATCAACCATCCCGCCAACGTCGAAGTCCTCAAGGAAGCCCCTGAGATCTTCGTCAAGCATCAGGGCTCACCTTGACGGGCTTGCGTCCGCCCTCAGCTGCAGCGGAAGGTGCCGGCACAGGCTCGACCACCAGCACTTCCAACTGGTGGCGAAAGCGTTGGGCCACGTCATCAGGCAACTCGATCACGTCCCCTGCCCCGGTCAGTTTGTCATCTGGCCCGCGAAACGAGCCGGATAGCACCGTGTAGGATTTATTCGGCATTACGCTCTCCTGCGACCTTGTCCAGTTTCGTCAACCGCTGCCCCAACGCCTTGTCCGGCTCGCCGGGGATCACAATCACTTCCCCGGCTTTGAACTGAACGGGCGACACGATGGTGTAGCGACCCTTCTTGTTTTCGACCGGCTCCAGGTTATGCGCACGCGCACTGGCCTGGGCCGCATTCAGGATCAGTTCACCCCCATAAAGGGTGATCGTCTGTTCCACGCGGTATTTCGGCATATCAATGCCCTCAGTGAGGTGTCAGGCCGAAAGGCTTACGCCACCAGTTGGTTAAGAACGGCGTACTGCCAGCGCCCAAAACCCACGTTGCGCCAGGTGTCGACGCCGTACTGATGAGCATCGTTGTCGAACTCGTACTCCGAGCCCTCGGCCTTGGCTTTCATGGCTACGTCGGTTTCCTGTTGGCGGATGAATGCTTTCAAACGACCGTCCGTGCGGAAGGTCACGAACTTGTCCTGCCAGGCGTTGAGGCGCACGTTGCCCACCACGCGAACCACCACGTTGTCCGGCATCACGATTTCGCTGATGTCAGTACCGCGCGGGACACTGAGCGCCGTCTGCGCGACGCTCAGCAGGTTGAACGGCACCATCACCAGAAATTCGCGGGCGAGCTCGTTGATAGGTTCGCCTTGGTCATCCTTCAGGCTAGTCAACTGGGTGACAGACCGAGCAACTGCCTGCTGAAACTCCTCGACGCTAGGGTGAGTGGGGGAACCATGAAGCTTTGCCGGCAGTTCGGAGATCTTGGTGGTGATCTTGTTGGACTGCACGCCGCTCTGGCCTTCTTCGTGGTCGGTATCGAAGAAGTACTGGCCGTCATAACAGGTCTGGCTTTCACCGTTGAGCAGCAGCACCGACAGCAGCCGCGCCCAGTGCGCGTTGGTGCGGTCGGCCAGCTCGCCCAGGCGGATGCGCAACTGTCCGGTTTTATCGCGGCGCAGCTCGGTGACCAGCACTTCGAGGGTGGCCTCAAAATGCAGGTTTTCGATTTCGAGATCAGCGCTGATAAAACCCTTGGCGTGGCGACCACCAATCCACTCACGCAAGGTCGGCACCATGCCGATCCACGGATAGGTTTCTTTGGCCTGGTCGGAGTCGAACAGGTTAGACACGGCGTCGATCCAGTTCGACCCCACATTCTGCTCGAGCAGTTCGTAAAACATGCCGATGATGGCACGGCTGGAAAGTACTTCAGCACCCATGGGTGATTCTCCTGAAGAAGGATACGGTCAGAGAAAAGTTTGAAAAAACGGGTTGAGTGATGCGTCAGGCCGCTATGGGGATGGCCTGGGCGGTGAACTTGACGATGCCGACGCCGGTGCGCACGAAACGGTGAACATGCCCGATCAGGCTGTTACCGGCGGCGGTGAGCAGAAACGTGCCGCTGTCGCTGGCATACACCGGCTTACCGATGTCGGTGATCGCCAGCGCAGTGACGGGCAGTTCAACTTTGCCCTCTTCGCGAAGACGCACACGCGCTGCAGCAGCCGCACCGATTCGATTGTCGACGCCGCGATCGGCGAAGCCCACGAATAGATCCCCTGCCGCCAGAGGTCGCGCAAGGCCGTTAGCCGCGACAATGCCAACCGCCGAACCTTCGAAAATCTGCACGCCGGCCGCAACGGACAAATCGTTAATTTCCCCGATCTCGTAAGCGCGGGGGGTATCGAGTGTAAGAGGCATAGGATTCTCCAGAGCCATGGGTGGAAAGGGGTTACCCGGTACTTACTTTTTCAGGACCTTGACCAGGCCCCGCTCGGTGGCCTTGCGGTAGCCGTGATAGGCCTCGAAGGTGCCAAACTCAGCGCGCAGCTCCTTGTCGCTGTCCCAAGTCGCCTTGGCACGCTCCTCCAGCGGCGCCTCTGGATCCTCCTTCACAGCCTCAGGGGCTGCCGGTGGCGTCAGCGCGTTGGGCACCGGCGCAGGCGCCTGGGCACGAATGTCGGCCAGGGCACCGGCACGTTTGGTTTTTTCGGCGCCGATAACCTGCGCCGCCGCTTCGGCACCAGTGGTTTTGCCGTCGAACTTGAGCGTGGCAATCAGCTCTTCGTGTCCGGGCAGTGCGGCGGCTTCCACCGCCTGGATGCGTTCGCACTCAGCGCGGGCACCGGCAGCGACACCAGCGGCATGCGCGTCATGTTCCAGGCTGGCCAGCAGCTCGGCATTATTCGCCGCCAGGTATTCGCGGTTGATAACTGGTTTTTCTGCAGTTGGAGCGGGGGCGTTACTGTTGGTGGTGGACATAGGTCTTTCTCCAGAAGAACTGCTGTTGAACTCAGCGATGAGTTGTTCAAGGGTGGATTCACGGTCGGCCATGCCCAATGCCACGGCATCGGAGCCAATCCGCATATCGCCCTGGCCGAAGTCGGCCAAAACGGTTTCAACACTGAGGCCACGGTAATTGGCGACGTCCTCGACAAAGATGTCAGTCAGCCGGTCGACATGGGCCTGAGCGACAGCACGTCCTGATTCAGTGCTGAAGTCAGGGCGCTTTTTCGGGCTCTGGCTGCTGACGATCTCAAAACTGCCGTCGTCGTCGCTTTTGCGCACCGTCAGCACCGTGCCGATGGAGCCCACAGCGCCAGTGCGGCTCATGACGATTTCATGGGCTGCTGCAGCCATCCAGTAGCCAGCGCTGGCCGCGTTACCGGACACATACGCAACCACCCTTTTGGGCGAGGCGCGGATCATCTGGCCGAATTCAGCGATGCCACTGGCAATACCACCGGGGGTGTCCATCACCAGAATGATGGTGTCGGTGCGCGGATCGTCGACGGCGGTGGTGAACTCCTTGGCCAGCACATCCAGCGACGTCGCTCCGGACAGCGCCGTAAACAAGTTGGCGTAGCGGAACACCGGGCCGGTGACGGGCAGCAATGCCACATTGCCGCGCTGGGTCACCGCGCGGCTGTTCTGCAAGGGTTTGCCCTGTCTGGCCTCCAAGGCTTCCGGGCCTTCATGCTCCCGGCGGGCGATGGCGGTGATGGTCTGCAGCATGTCCGGGGTGATGGCCCAGGGCTCACGTGATACCAGGTCGAACGCCGTCACGCGGTGCACGGGAGGTGCATCGGTTGGGTTGTCGCTCATAGTTAGGTCCGTTCAGGAAGATCAGGATTGGCCGCAGGCTCATCCTCGGGGCGAGCCGTTGGTGACACGGATAGGCCGTCATCGCGCCTACGCTTCACTTCAAGCGCACGCTGTTCGTGGTTCTCTTCCCAGTCGCTGCCGTCGTAAAGCATGGATTCCTTGGCGAGCGTGCTGACGCCAATATCGATGCGCTTTTCGGCGGCATTGATGTCTTTGAGCGGATCAACGGTGCCAGGACCATCACCCACCCATAGCGACCCGCTGTACGCATAGCGCAGCAACGGGTGGTCGAAAAACCCGGGAGCCTCAATGTCTCCCTGCGCCACGGCCTCTTCAAGCCAATGCTCGTACACGGGCTGGCAGAAATGTTGGCCCAGGAAGTCACGGCAACCGCGAACGAACTGCCAAGCCTCCATCACAGCAGCACGCGCGGCGGTGTAACTGGCGGTAAAGTGCTTAATCAGCACCTCATAGGGCAGCTCCAGGGCCATGCCGATCTGCCGGAGCATGGCGAGCACGAACGGATCGAACGCCATGTTCGGGCGACCGGGTGATGCGGTATCGATCGACGCTCCGTCGTCCAGCTCGGCGACAATGCCGCCACTGAGTGAGCCGTCCCAACCGCCCTGGTCCCTGCTGGCGGGTTTATCGCCACCCACCGGGGTGTTGCCGGTAACGGCCGATGCCAGAGGGCTCAGATTGCCGGACGGCCCCGGCTTGATGAACACGGCGAAGAACGCAGACACCACCGCCGCTTCCAGCTCGGCATCGGTATAGCGATCCAACTGTTTGAGCTTCTCGATTACCGGCGCCAAGTACGGCACACCGCGTGGCTGGCCCACCCGACGACGCCGGTACACATGCAGCAGCACGCGACCGCCGCGCTCATTGAAGAACGGACGGTCATCCCAAACGCGCTCTTTGACGCCGAGTGCCCCGGGGTGACTGCGCAAAATGTGAGCCTTGATCGGTGCACCATCGGCGTCACGCTCAATGCCGGCCGTGAGCGCTTCCGTGTCGGCCTTGTTGCTAGGGTTACAAACCCGGTCGGCCTCAATCAGTTGGATGCACGCCGAGTAATGCTGGCCGGGTTGTTCTTTGTGCGTGAGCAACGTAAAGACGTCACCGCTGCTCAGCACAGATCGCCAGGTCAGATCCTGCAGACCATAGAAATTCTGCTCGCGGGTGATGTCGCAGCTGGTGGTTTCCGCCCAGGACTTGAACAGCGATTCGGTTTTGCGCTGCCACTCCCTGGCTTGGTCTTCGTCCCAGCCCAAAATCGAGCGATTGACCACTGACTTAAGCGCCAGGCCGGTGCCGACCGTTTTCGTCGTCACCGTATTGATCGCACCACCACCGATGGGGTTGTTGCGCTCAAGGTCTCGGCAGCGTTCGCGAAGCGTGGGCAAGTCGGGCAGCAGATCTGCTGCCGCACTGCCTGCCGTCGGGGTCCAGGCGCTCAACGTGCGCTTGGACTTCGACGCGCCGCTGTAACCACCCAAGGCGGTCATGGTCAACCGGGCGTGCATGCGCTTGGCGCCGCGCTCGGGGCTGAGCCAGGTGATGGCTTTATCCAGTAGCGTCGGCTCTGGCACTTTCGGTGCGCGGCTCATCGCGGCGTAATCCCACGCAGGACGATCCCCCGAGTACGACCGCTCTCCAGGCGATCAATTTGCTGTTGCCAGTAGTCGATCGTCTTGGTGATTTCGGCAAGGTCGGCGTATTCCAGTTGCCGGGTGCCGATGCGATAGCTCTGCTTTTGGCTGACCTTCATGCTCGCATCGAGCCAGGCTTGCAGCTGGCCCTGCGCTTGTTCCAGGGTGATAGCCATGAATTAATTCCTGCGTTGAGAGAGCACGCGCATTGCACTACGGCGCCCAGAAACAACTCTCCCGCCAGAGGGCGGGAGATTGGGTGGTTCGACTGGTGTCGGTTCCGAGCTAGTCCCGTCCGTTTCGGGAACGGGTTCAGCCTCGGATTGATCCGGCTCGGGTGGGTCAAACAACGCACCCTGACGGATCTGTGCATCGAGCCCTGCCCAGTCTTGCTCCCGCATCAAATGCGTTTTCAGGGAACGGGCCGCGTGCAACGCATACGTCTCGCAGTCGGTACCTTCGTTCGGTTGACCGGCCTTTTTCTGCCAGACCTTGCGGTAGTGGTGTCGCCGGCTGGGCGCCTTCACTTCGGCGGTGATTTGCCGGAAATAATCCGGGCGCACCGTTTTGTAAAAGTGCATCCGACCAGGGCCATCACCGGTCAATGGCAGACGGCCCTCAATCCACAGATCCTTGGCCCGAGAGGTACCGACAATGTAAGGGCGCAGACCGTACTTCGAGGCCTTTTGCTCTTTGTCAGTGTCGACGCCTTGCCGAGGCGCGCTGAAGATTTCCCGGCGCTCATCGTCGCGGGTGTTGCCACGTTCGCTCGCGCCTTTGATCGCCATCACGCCGTTGCGCTGATGCTTACGGCAAAACGCATACGCCGCGTCCTGGGTGATGGTGCCGTCCGAGGTATCCAGCGAAGTTGCCAGCACCCTCAGCTTGGCGCCGCAGGCGTGTGGGATCGGCGCAAACAGCAACTTTTCCAGGTCCAGCCAGACGCCTTGGTCAGGCAGCACCACCTCGCCGTAGATCTCGCCCCAGTAGATCAGCCAGGATTCCTCGCCTCGGCCCCAGGCCCGCATCACCACCGCCAGGCGATCGTGCTGCACGTCGACACCGGCGGTGATCACCAGGCCCCCCATGGGCACAAACATTTCCGGGTAGTCCTCCGCTCGCTCAGCCAGTTTATCGGCCTCGGGCAGATCGGATTTGTACTCGTAGGCACGGCCCTGTTTTTGGTTGACGAACTTGATCAGCAACGACAGGTTGCCAATCGATGCCTGGTGTTCGGCGTTGAGTTTCTCCCGCACGATGTCGGCCAAGCTGGTACCTGGCAGGCATGCGTATAGTTCGTTCAGCTCAATGAATCCGGCACGACCAGCAAAGGGTTTAGTCGGTACCCAGCCGCAATAAGGGTCGCCGGCGGCGATGGCGTTGTACACCGTATTGCGGATGTTCTCTTTGCGCTGGTAGTCGTCCCAGCAACTGCCACAGTGCGGGCAGGCGTAATAGGCTGTATCCGGAAGCGCTCGACCGTAGATTTCATGGGGCTGATCAAGTATTTGAGCAAGCTTTACGGCCCCTTTCCCCAGGCGCTTTAAATCCTTGACCAGATCGGCATTATCTCTAAGCCAATCATCATCACGTTTATCTAATGCCTCGAAATGGGACTGTTCGTCCTGCTCAAACCATTTGATGTGCTCGAAATCCAAGACGTGAGATTTGCCACAATCCTGGCAAATAACCGGCAGCACCCGGCAGTCAGTCTGGGCCAGACGCGCCTCGGTCTTGCTCGCTCCCTTGATCGCCGGCGTACCGCCCACCAGCATCTTGGAGCCGGGGTAGCGTTTGCCGCGCTCCTCCAGCAGGGCGATCGCATCACCCTGCCCCTTTACGTCATCGCTGGTATCGTCCGGTTCTTCCACCACCGATAAGCCCACCGACGACGTGGACTTAACGTTGCCGGGTGAGTTCGACGCTACCAGTTTGAGGAACCCGCCCGGGAAGGTCTTATGGTCCCAACGGTTCCCCGAGGTGCGGCTTACATCGACCGGCATCAATTTGGCCACCTCAGTGTTCGCCGTCACGCCGAACTTGAGCTTTTCATCGTGGAAGTTTTTGCCGTCTTTTTCCTTGGCAAACAGGATCATGATCGGGCGCGGCAGGTGATGGATGAACTTGAACAGGTAACCGATCAAGAACCACGTCCAGCCGATCTGCGCCGCCTTCATCAGGTCGACCTCGCTCACCCGGGGATCATCCAGGGCAGCGGCAACGCCGAGGAAGTAAGGCGTGTAGTGGAAATCGTACAGGCCGTGCAGCACGCCGCTTTCAGCGGGCAGGTAAAACTCGGTGCTCAGGTAGTGCGCGGTCGGGATGTCACGCGGCGGGTTGAATTCCCCCGCCGCTGCCAACAAGCTTCGCGCCAAGTTTTCGCGCGTAGCCTGCAATTCGCTCGGTTGTAGGTCCAGCAATTTTGGCCACCACTGATCGATCAACCGTGACTTTTTGCACGCTCTCGATTTCCTGAATGATGCGTTCAAGGCCGCCCAGGTATTCCCGGTTTGCGAAACTGGCCCAGTCGATAAGCACCCGATCAGCCTCGCCAGCCGGAATCAATGAACGCAGTTTTTCGTGATACAGCAGGCGACCGTTAGCGGCCTTGACTCGACCTTCATCGATCCGCACAGCGTTAAGTTCTTCCAACTGGCTGCCTCCGCGCCCAGCGGCTTTTGCGCGCAAGTCGCGGATGTAAGCAATCCGGATTTCATCTAGGCAGGCTGTCTGCCAATCGCTTATGCCGATTCCCTTCAGCACGTCGCGGGCGTTTCGCTCGCTCATGTCCAGGTGATCAGCAATTTCACGCTGTGTAGGCATGCTCATCTCCAAGGTCGGGACTAGGAAGCGGAACCCCCTATGTCGGGTTGAATCTGCAAAAAAGTCGGGGTTCGAATTACCCCGATGGCCCCGCGGCCTGGAAGGACCCATTGATTTTGGGTCGCAGGTCGGCCTGCCAAGCTAAAACACAGACAACTCATTGAAAAATCAACGTTTTTTGAGAAAAAATGCTCCGAACCGACAAGAGGTCAACCTCGCTCCATCTCCCGTGCCAGGGCACGTCGAAAGAGCGGCTCGAACTCGGCCTCGGCCACTCGATTGGCGACACCGTAGAAGTCAAAGCGCCGGCGATACGTCGGGCGTTTGACGAAGATCAGGATGGGCCGTGCCCCGTTGCCGATACGCTCCCAGATACCCAAAGGGCCGGTGCCGTTGCCAGGCCGACCCACGAAATAGTCCGGTGCATTGCGGTTGCGGCGTCGGCTGCGCTTAGTGCGGTTGGCCATGAAGCCCGACACCCGCTCAGCTGCTCCGAGTGCGGACAGGATCTGCACGATCTGGCCGCGACTGATGTTGCCATTGCCATCCATCCTGGCGCGCCGACCAGGGACGGCGTACATGTCCGCTGGCATCAAGCCGTAGTGGATCAGCGCTTTCTCAAATCGCTTATGTGGTCGGTTGCCACCGTCAATGTGCACCGGCAAGTACTTGGACGCGGGCACACCTGAGCTTGCTTCGTCCTTGATCCACACACGGGCAAACAGGCGGCTGGTCGTGGCACTGCGCTTGAAGACCGAGTTGAGCGTCCAGCGCGTGGGCCGATCAAATACCCGCTCCAGCTCGGCCTTCTCTGCCGCCTGTACGCGTTCAGCGGTGAAGGTCAGCGCTTTGGCAGCGGCTATTGGCACCTTCGACTTGCTGAGCCCACGCATCTCCCTAACGATCTTGTCGATGTTGTCACGCATCTCAAGTCGCATCATGGTCATTGCCCCCTGGATGCTTATGGTCCAGCTTCACCGTTGGCTTGCGCTTCACGCAGACCAAGGCGCTTGGCCGCCCAGCGCTCGTACAGCCCGATCGCAACGTCTGCCCCTGCCATCGCCGTGAGGCATCCCAGCGCACCGGACGTCCAGATCGACATGCCTGCCGCATACAGCAGCATGATCGCCGATACCCCGCACACCACGCAGGCGCCGGACCGAAGGGCCAATCGTCGGATCAATGCCCAACCACGCGTCCCTTCCTTGTCCGCTCGCCACATCTCGCCCGACACACCGCCCACCAGGGCCAGGACGATCACTAACCAGATCGGCATTTCTGCCAGCGCTTGCTGTTCGTTCGTCATTGGCCTACTCCGTAAACGAAAAAGCCCTGCACTAGGCAGGGCTCAAAAACGTTGTTGTCTAGTGGATGGGTAGTTCACTGCTACGCGAACTCAACCTTCTACTTCTGTCGAGATAGTTATATCCCGCATTGGTGACGCGCTGGATACGTATATCCGGAGCATCCCCTTCAACATTGATACAACCCAAATCTACAAGCAGCTCGATATGGCCATCCACGACTACATCGGACCAATGGACACACTCGGCGCTGGAGAATTTGCTGCGAATATCCTTCGCCGATAAATTGAGCTTCCAGTCATCGGAGTCCTTGATGCAGACGTCTAAGATTTTCACCAACAGCTTCTGATCTCGTTCCATTTCTCAGTTCCAAAAGAAAAATTGGCTGTACGAAGTAGTACGTCTGAGGAGAAATGAAAAAAACCGGCGCAAAGGCCGGTTTTTTGGTGAGGTCGCTGTTTGCGTACCTCTTTGAACATGACTGATTTATACCCCTCCAGTCCGGTGGCAGCAAGAGCTCAGCGCTGCCACCCTGCAATCAACGGTAATCAACGGCAATACACCGGCAATCAACGGACATATAACGTTACTGGCTCTAGCGCCGCAGGCATGGACCCTCTTGTCCCACTGTTTTCAAGAGAGGCGCGACGTCTGAAACACCGATGAATCAAAGCGGCGCCCCTCCGTCCTACTATTTATTACTTTTTCCATGTAAAGGGAGAATTAATAAACGCTGCGCGTACGCGCGCGCGTATGTGGGTGTATGCGTCACATGCGGGAAAGATGCAAAAAAGGTGGGACGGTGGGCCATCATCAATTAACACGCGGCGCGCAGATGACCCACCCGCCAAAACACTGGCAGGCCGTACAGGGACGCGCCGCACCATCAAGCTACGCGCTCCAGCAGCATGCCTGCGATCTCCAGATGTGCCGAATGCAAGCGCGCATAGAACTGCGTTCGACCACACCCGCAGTGCGCCCATTTCTGGCGTTCTACGCTTTCACGGTTCAGGTAATGCTCTTGCACCACTTGGGCCAGATGCCAGGACAGACGCTTGTTTACGATCACCTCAATGTCTGCACTCCATGGCAGCAGCATCTTCGAACCGCCGCGTGTGCCTCGAATCAATTCCCCCCGGCAATCGATCAATTGACCCAACATACTGCTGGCAGACCCGTCAGGGCCACCGCCACCGTGCATGTCGAGCGCCCACAATTTCAACATCTCATCCATTTCCGGGATCAAAATGCGGTCTCCTGCCTGGGCACCGCCGACCCTCGCTTCCACTCCGGCGGTTTCACATACTCATAGCTGCGCACACCACGCACACAGTTACCCTTGCGCCGGCGGGGCCAATTCATCCGATGCATAATCTTGCCGATGCGCATTTGCTCGGGTCTACCCCAGTGGCTTGGATCGATGTTAAGCGCATGCTCAAGCAAGTGCGCGCCCGTCACCGTATCGCCAATATGCTTGTCGGCCAGATAGCCGACCACCAGGTCTTCCCACATATCTGCCTGATAACGCTGATCCTGCTCAGCTGCGAAAACATCAGCCTCATCGCGCTCCACCCACCAGATGTCACCTGCGCGAAAACAGGCTAACGCTTCGGCCCAGAGTTGATCACGGTCGGCTCGCAGTCCCTCTAGATCAACTTTGGTACACATTACCGGCCAGTAACGGCGGTTGCCCGTATCGTCCTTCAGGTACTCATCCTGGTTGGTCGTGCCGATAAAAACGCTCTGCCGGGGAACATCCAGCATCCGCCGGCCATAGCTCTCGCGGTAGGTATCGATGGGCGATGAGACGAATTGCTTGGCCTTGGTCGACTCTGCCTTGTTCAGTGAGTCCAGCTCGGCCATCTCCACAATCCACTTGCCCCGGATCGCCTGATAGGCGTCTTTGCTGCTCAGATCAAATGACGTATCCATGAACCACTCGCCGCCCAATACCCGCGCAGCCGTGGATTTTCCCTCGCCCTGCAAGCCTTCCAAAATCAACATTGAGTCAGCCTTGCAGCCAGGTCGACACACGCGTGCCACCGCAGAAATCAGCCATCGCTTGCCCACCTTGCGGGTGTACGAACTATCCATAACACCCAACCGATCCTGCAACCAACGCTCAAGGCGTCGCACGCCATCCCACTCAAGGCTATCTAGATACTCTCGCACCGGGTGGTAGGAGTTGTCATTCGCCACCGCACTGACAGCCTCAACAACGTGGGCAGTTTTCACCCGTAGCCCGTAAACATCAGCAAGCCACAGCGCCACCCTGATGTCGTCAAGATCGGTCCAGTCCCCCTTACCACCGCCATACGGAGGTGTACGCAGCTTGCGCGTCTTCGAACTGAACGAATCCCAGGCGATTACGCCGGCCCAGCGTTTATCGTTACCCAGAATCAATGCCACGTTGAATGGGTGTACGATCAATCCTCCTTTTTCAGAATACTGCAGCTTCTCACGCCACCCCTCATCGGTAGAGGGTCGAACCACCGCCAACACCTGGCGGCGCACCGTGTCCATGCCCTCAGCACAGTGCAAGTCGTTAAAATCCGTCCAGCAGTCTTCCCGGTCGTTGTCGAATACCGGCATAACCACCTGCCCACCGACCACAACCGACGCATTGCCAGCCTTGATTACCCCCGCGTTATACGGGTGCCCATTCACTACAGTCTTCCAATCATCATCTGCGCAAAACACCAACTGCCGGCCGGGATACTTTGTGCGCATGGCTTGTGCCACCGGCAGCAAGTTGCCGGCATCAAAGCAAATGCACACCGTCAGTGAGGTCGCCATGTGCAGGCTGGCGCCTGTCGCGTATCCCTCTGCGATCAAAATCACGTCGCCCGGCTCTGGCTCGGGGCCGATCAGATGAAACGCGCCTTCTTTAGCCAAACCGTACGGCCAGTAGGTTTTGTTCCTGCCCGTAGCAGCCTGCTTTTCCGGGTACAGCACTTGTAGCCCGACAATATCGCCCTTCACATTGCGCATCGGCACGAAAGCCGTACCGCTCTTTGCCTTGTAACGCAGACCGATGCCGACTACCCGCTTGGCATCCAAGTAACGCGAACCGCCCTTTTCAGATAGGTGCTTCCACATACCAGCAGCGCGCCGGGCTGCAGTGCGGTGCTTTCGGTCCTCAGCCAGGGCGGCCTTGCGCTGGCCTTCCTCGGCCCTGGCGCGCATCACCGCTCGATCTTCAGCGCTCAGCCGCCCGCCCTTTGGCTTGATCTTCTGCCAACTGCCCTTTTCACCCTGACGCCAGTCGCCAAAAGCGCCGCAATACAGTGTTTTGCCGTCACCAGTCAGATGCTCATAGATCACATACCAACCCGTTTTCTCCGGGGCCTTATCACCGTCGCACTCGCAACGCGTTCGCTTACCAATCACCAATGGGGTTTCTGGTTTAAGCCCGTAGTCCTGCAACTGGGCCAACACATCATCGAGTAGTTCGTGATTGGTCATGCCCGTACCCCACGCCGGTCTGCCAGCTCCTGGCAGTCAGTGCAACGCGTACAGCCGCGATCAAGCATTGCCAATCGCCGAGCCTCTAGGATGAAATCCCCGCAGTCCACGCACTCGAGCGTACATTGGCCTGGATTGGCACTAGGACGCGCGGCCATCGCCACTGCAAGATTAAGAGCAATGACGTTATCAGCAACATCTGCGTTGTCAGACATAGGTCAGATCCTCCGCATGCATCTTGCGGAGCACTGCGCGCAACTTGAACACCGCCTGCACCATCCGCTCGGCCAGCAGTTCAAACTCAGCCAGTTCGTCATCGTCCAATTTGTCATCGGACAATGAGGTCGATACATGCGTGGCTAACTCCCCCTCACGAGAAAGCAACTCGCCAATGCCTGCCATTAGCGACTGCGCCGTGTCGGTGTCGCTCAACTCGGAAACGTCGATTCCCACCCAACCGATGGGATGCAGCAACGCGTCTACGATGCGCGGATCGCGCGTGGCACCCAGCACCAATTCAAGATCGCCAATGTTAGGCGTGTGGCTGGTGTTGGTCAGGCTCAGCTTATGATTGAGGGTGGTGGCGTTGCCGCCGTCGATAGCGGCAATGGCAGTGGCTCCGCCTGGATAATCACGTGCGGCGTGGAGCAAAGCTTGCGGTAGAGTCAACAGCGAACGCCGTGCGCGCTCAATGGAATTGAACTGTTTACGGTTCATGGCAAAACTCCAAAAACTCTGCCAGTGACCGCCGCATGCCTGTTTGGTACAGTTGCGCCGTGGTCACTCACAGGTGGTCGCATGCAGCCGGTTGCTCTGTGGTAGAAAACCCGGCTGCACCCCAATGGCAAGGCACACGCTCCGCATGTGCCCTGTCGTTACAGCCTGCAGACCGTGGTGGGTTAGCAGGCAACCCAGGGCATCCGTGCCTTGGGGGGTGGTGGAACGGCGCGTTGTATTGGTTTGCTCCGCGCCGCTCTGCCTTTTACTTCGTTAAGCAGCCTGCTGGCTTGACGCTTTATCTGTCGCCCTGAGCTTTCCATCTGTAAGCACTTGAACCTGATACTGGCGTGACTGCGGCGGCTCACAGCCCCATTGCGATACTGCAGCGGGGGAGACTTTCAGAGCCGCAGCCACTTTAGATTTCCCTCCGAAGAAGGCGATTACTTCTGTCGTGAGCATGGTGCTCTCCTGTTTGCCTGCCCAATACAGTAAGTACACTTAACTTATTTGGCAAGCAAATGAAGGACTCCAAACAAAGTAAGCCTTAAGCTAGCTTAATGAATACTCCAGCAGAAAGAATCGCATACGCCATTTCCAAGTGCGGAAAGAAAGCCAGCGTCTTGGCGATAGAGTCCAACCTGAGTGCTGCCAGAATTAGCCAGTTAGCGCAGGGAGACGGGAGCCTCAAGGCTGAAAATCTTTTCCTATTCGCACGCGCTACCGGGTTCTCAGCCCAGTGGCTTGCCGAAGGCATAGGGGACAAATATGACGCCGGTGCCCTCGAGGAGGGCCATGTGCTGATTCCCCAATTCACCGCCAAGGCGGGTGCAGGCCCGGGCCACACCAACCACCACATAGAAGACCTCGGCGGCCTAATGTTTAGGAGAGACTGGCTTACCCGAATGGGCTTGAAGGAAAAGAACCTCAAGGTCATCTACAGCACAGGAATGAGCATGTTCCCGACCATTGCTGATGATGATGTGCTGCTGATTGACGAAGGCCAGCGCGAGCCGTTGAACGGCAGAATCTATGCAATTCAGCGCCCAGACGGAGACATCAGCATCAAGCGCCTAGTCCACACGCTCACCAACGGTTGGATAATTCGAAGCGACAACGAGGACAAACGCGCTTATCCGGATGAGAGCGCTACTGATACAAGCATTGGTCATCTACTCATCATCGGACGGGCCGTATGGCACGCTGGAGCCCTCTAGCTGTAGATCTCTTAACAAAATACATTAAGCCTTCTTGACTTAAAAAGTTAAGAGAACTTTAATTGCCTCACTCTCCCACCACAGAGCGAGGCAATTCCCATGCAAACCGCAACGTTGCACGTCCTACCAACGTGCCCAGAAAGCCGCGTTTTCGAGGTGCGCCGCCTAGCCATAATCCACGGCTGCGCCTTCGCCCCTACCAAACGCAAATCAACTACCAGCCCAACGCCAACCCCCTTCAATCCTGACGATGGAGGGCGTGCAGCATGAGTAGACTATCTCTCAACGCCAGCGCCTACATCCGTCTACAGGCCCAGGTAAACCTTAGCGGCACCTTCAATCACACCCTGCATTCGTGTGATGGCTGCCAATCCGTAGCGGCTCAGGTTGAGATCGAACAATGCACCGCCGGCATCACGGTGATGGTGCGCATCTGCGGGACGCGCAATACATCAGTCACTCTCGATAAGCACCGCAAAAACAACGCCACGCGCGTTGCGAGCTTTATCGAAGGTATCGCCAATGGCCGCAGCCCCACCGGTGTGCCCGACGTAGATGAGCATGAAGCTGTCAGCGATATAGAGGCCACTCTACGTCTGGCTATCCGGCGTGGGCGCGGCATCTACCACCTGATCGCCGACGAACTGGAGCCTTCTCTAAAGATACAGCGCAACCCACGCGGCGGTTTTATCGCCGTGATCGAAATAGACGACGACGCAGGCTGCCTACTCACCCTGCCCGCCGACAACCAGCGCGCTTACGCAATCTTGGTTGAAAACCTTAATCAATTCCTGCAGGGCTACCGCAACAGCCTCGCGGCCGCCGCGTGAGGTGCCTACATGAGCATATCCCTCAAACGCGCAGCCCAACGCCTTGGTCTGGGTCACCGCGAATTGATGAAACGCATGCGCGACAAAGGTTTGCTAGATAAAAAAAACCTGCCAGCTAACCCAGCCGCAACCAAAGACTTTTTGGTCACCCGCGAGAGCCGCTGGTTTCACGAGGAATACGGGATGCAATACCAACGTACCACTCGTGTGACTGAGATCGGCATCTCCTGGCTAGCCAACCAGATCGGTATTGAATGCCCAGCACCACCCGCCGTGCCTGACCCGCGAGAAGTCGCGTAATGAGACAGCCCGAAGCATGGCCGCGCCAGTACGCCCGCCAGATCACGGCGATGCGAACTCGCGAGGAACGCATCGCCGCGCTGGCAGAGGTACCGGAGCACCTACGCGATCTTGTGCGCACCCACGTTGAGATCGCCTGGAACCACCCCCGAGGGAATACACATGGATCGCAAACTGATTGACACCTTACTGATCGAGCTGCTGAACCTGCCCGAAGAACGCCGTACCCCTGAGAAAATTCTGGCCAACCTGACATTAGCCGCGACCGCCGCCGGTGTTTCCCTCCCCATCACTGGCGCACCGCTGCAAATCGAGCACCTGCAACTGGCGGCGGCTCTCGACCAACTCGTGATCGATCTCGGCCCCAACTACCGTGCTCGCGCCATGCTGCGCCTTGGCAGCGGCATTGAGGGCGTTGAGTTGGGGGCCGTTCTCGAACCGCTAGACAGCACCTCACCACTGCCGCGTTTCGTGGCGTTTGGCAGCACGACACGTACAGCCCTGGCAGCCATCAACCGTGACATTCGAGCAAGCCACCAACCGCGCACTAAAGAATCGACGCGACGTACATCCGGAAAGCTGACGCTTGGCACGCTCAAGGCGCAGGTAGATAAGGCGAATGCAGCATGACGGCCTCCGTACAGCACGAACTGCGCCTGCCGATAGCGCCCAGAAGTCAGACCGTTGACCTGTTGTACCGAACGCTCGGAGACCTGCTCGTGCCCGTCGAACAGGTACGTGAACGCTACTTCAGCAATCTGAACCAGGACAACTTCACTCGCGCACTGACAAGCGGCCGTGTAGCGCTACCCATCACCACTCTGGATACCAGCGCCAAGCGCCCCCGCTTTATCGACATCCGCCATCTGGCCATCTTCATTGATACCCAGGCCGATGCCGCAGACGAGGAGCTGACAAAAACTCAACCCCAGCCAGACGAGCGATGAATCTTTAACCGACACACTTCGATAGCAGCTGCACCACCGCGACCGCTGCACCACCAGCCAAGCGGAAGACAACAGTAGGAGCAAACCACATGACTGCATTTGAAATTTTCGCATTGATCAGCTTCGTAATTGCACTCGCCATTCTGTACTGGGTCGGGTATCGAGGCGGACTGAAGGATGGCTGGAGCGAAGGCTACGACGACGGACACGCCAAGGGCTACATCGAGGGCATTGAGGAGGGCGAGTCGTCAGGCGCCACGGCCCTTGAACAGGTTACGAAGCGATGCACGCGCCTGGAGCTGATTTTGATCCGCGAGCCACAGGACCGGCAGATCCTTTTGGATATAGCCGGAAAGCTCAAACTCGCCGCCGATACATTCCGCGCATTGCAATCCGAAAACCACGCCACTCAAGCACTCGTTTTGCGCGACCACGCTTTGAGCATGGCTGCCGAGTTGGATTCCTTATATCAGGAGGATGCAGCATGAGTCGCGCCATCCCAATGCTGCGTCTGACGCCTCAGGCCGCTGGAACACTGCAACAGCAGTACACCAAGGCTATGAAGGAACTGAACGCAATGACTCGCCATAACAAAGAGTTCGACCGGCAGTTGAAAGCGCTGATCGGTTACGACGCACTGCGCGAATTGCATAAGGCAGCTGACAACGCCCTGTTGCTGGCCGATCTTGTGAAGGAGGCCGCATGAACTGGATCCTAACCCACACCGGCAAACGTTTTGATCTGTTCGAGCCTGACGCCGACATGATCGATCCCCGAGACATCTCCCACTCACTGGCACACCTCTGCCGCTTCAACGGGCACACCCGTGAGTTCTACAGTGTGGCGCAACATAGCTGCATCGTCGCCGAGCTGGTGCCGGAAGAACACAAGCTCACTGCCTTACTTCACGACGCGCCAGAGGCGTACCTGGGCGACATGACCAAACCACTTAAACAGTGGATACATGCATACCAGGACTTTGAAGACTGGGTATGGCAACGCGTGTGCCAGCGCTTCGACATTGCTGCAGAACTTCCTGCATGCGTTCACCAGGCCGACTTGATTGCGCTGGCCACCGAACGCCGCGACCTCATGCCAACCGATCCGGCTATCTGGGATTGTTTGGTCGGCATACAACCTATGGCCGAAATCATCCGTCCATGGCCTGCCGCAGAAGCCCGACTCACCTACCACCAGAGCCTGATGGACCAACTCTCTGTCGAACATCGGAGGAAAGCGGCATGAAGAACCAACAGGAAAACACCAGCGCCCTGCCCGCTTTGCTCCGCAGCACCAGTGGTGTCGACACGTCAGAAACAAACAGTCTCTGCTGCGCAGCAGCAGTCATTATTGCTCCTTCCAGCGCCACTGCCGAGGCACGTATACCCCACGAAAAGCTGCGCGGGGCAGCGGTCAGTGATGCAACGCTTACCGCTTCGGGACGCCCGCCCGCGCAGCCTGTCGTGGGGTATATGCACGTTTCGGGGAATTCCTGCTTTGCCGCGCGGGAGGCCTCCCATGCTTAAGCGAATCCTCACCCACTTCCATCTCTGCTGCGGCCTCGGCAGCGGCGCTGCTGGCTTCAACGACTCCAAACCAGTCCTGGGACCAGTGCAAGCTGAATGGCGCTGCCTGGGCGGTGTTGATGTCGACCCGGCCGGGTTGCGCGACTTCCAGATGATGACCGGCGTACCTGGCACGCTCATGGACTTATTCACGCGCGAGCAATTCACGGCGTTCCACGGCCAGCAGCCTCCCGCAGGATGGAGGGAAGCCACCGCCGAAGATCTGCGCCGCGCTGCCGGCAACGAAGATCCAGATGCAGTGTTCATAAGCAGCCCCTGCAAGGGGGCCTCGGGCCTCTTGTCCGAGACTATGAGCCAGACGCCCAAGTATCGGGCACTCAACGAGCTGACGTTGCGTTGCGTATGGCTGATGTGCGAAGCCTGGAAGCACAACCCGGTGTCGCTGATCGTGTTCGAAAACGTACCGCGCCTGGCTACCCGTGGCCGGTACTTGTTGGACCAGATCACCAAGCTGCTAAGGCACTACGGCTACGCGGTGGCTGAAACCACCCACGACTGTGGCGAAATTGGCGGATTGGCCCAGAGTCGAAAACGCTTCTTGCTGGTGGCCAGGCACGTAGAGAAGGTCCCGGCGTTCCTGTACGAACCAGAGAAACGCAGCCTGCGTGCCGTCGGTGACGTGCTGAGCCGCATGCCGCTGGCAGGCGATATAGATCAGGCAGGGCCGATGCACCGCGTGCCGGCGTTGCAGTGGAAAACATGGGTACGCCTAGCCCTGGTCGAGGCCGGGAAGGATTGGCGCAGCCTGAGTCGGTTTGCGATCGAGGACGGGCACCTACGCGACTTTGTGATTGTGCCTGACTACCACAACGGCGTACTCGGGGTTGTCGATTGGGACGATACAGCCGGGGTGGTTGCAGGTGCGAGCCGCCCAATAAACGGCAAGTTTTCCGTGGCAGATCCGCGCCCCACCAACAAATTCGAGTACACCCAATTCGGTGTGCTGCCCTATGACCGCCACTGCGGTGTCGTAACCGGTCAGCGCAGCCCGGGGCAAGGGACGTTCAGCGTTGCTGACCCGCGCATGACCGGCGAGCGCCACAATAATGTGTTCCGCGTGGTACGCAATGATCAAACCGCCGGCACTGTCACTGCAGGACACGGGCCGAGCTCTGGCGGGCAGGCCGTGGCCGACCCTCGGCAACCGTCCAAGGGTTTCGGCAAGTACCTGGTCACCGACTACAGCAAGCCGGCAGGCACCGTCATCGCCGGAAGCACCACCGGGCAAGGCGCTTTCGCCGTGGCAGATCCCGCCTACAAAAAATGGCACCCGAATGCCAGCACGCAAAAGTTGCGGATCATGCCCTGGTGCGAGAGCGCCAAGACTGTGACTGGCTCGCAACAGGTCGCCAGCGGCGCGTTATCGATCGCAGATCCTCGCCCAGGAATGTCGCGCACCAAGGGCGATGCATACCTGACCGGGGGGCATTATGGTGTGGTCGACTACAACACGCCGGCCGGCGCCGTGTCCGCCAGTGCGTGCCACGACAACGGACGTTGGTCGGTTGCAGATCAGCGCATGCCGGCGCCCAACGACAGACTGACCTGCAGAATCACCAGCCTCGATGGGACCTGGCACCGGCCGTTCACCACCCTGGAGTTGGCCGCGCTGCAATCACTATTTGACCCAGAAGATCACTGGTCAGCAGATCCACAGACCGCCCATGAGATCGAGCGCATGCAGCGCGTTCGCAAGATTGAACAGGCGGGAGTCTTCCGTCTGGACGGAATCAACGACGGCCAGCACCGGGAGCGGATTGGGAATGCAGTACCCCGTGCGGCAGCCAGGGCAATGGCCGATGTGTTCGGCATGACACTGCTGCTTTCCGAGGCAGGAGAGACGTTCATGCTCAGCAACGTTTCGGTTTGGGTGCAGCCGGTGGCGATTGCGCTGAGTGTGGCGCAGCAGGAGGTTGGCGTATGACCGTTTTCCTACTGCTGTACCTGTGCGCGGACGCAACCCGTACAGACTGCCAGGTGGTGAAGGCTGATAGCTGGAAGGGACCTCACGCCTATGAGCAATGCATTGACGTTCTGCCTGATCTGACCAAGGCGCTGACTGCGCCCAACCGGAAACGACACAGATTCGTGTGTGAGATCCAATCCGACGGAGCACAACACGCCGAGCAGAAGTTACCGCCGTCGCGCGCTCATCAATCGTTTCGGATGTAACAGGAGAGGTGCATCAATGAATACTCAGAAAATCGCTCCATTATTGCGCTGCCCCTTTTGCGGAAGTAATGCTCAATTCGCACACGATGGTGACGGCGGCCATTGGATTGAATGCAAACACGAACGATGCGGAGCCTCCACAAACATACGTTACAGCGTGAAGGAAGACTGCAAACCTTTGCTGACCGAACAATGGAACAATCGCGTTCGCAAAAAAAACATTAATAGGCCAACAACCTTTGACTTGTGCTCACTCGTCATGGAGTTAGAGGCCCTAAGAAACTCTGCTACAAAAGAGGAGCTTGCTCGGACCAGCACCTGGATTTGGGGGTTTCTTGCAGCCTGCAGCCAGCTGAAAGTTATTCAAAAAATGGAAGTAAATCGACTTTTTCAACTCGTGCGTAACGCAGAAAAATATCGCAAAAAAGAGTTGGAGGCGTTTGAAAGTAAAGCTCGACTGCGCACACCTCTCCCCTGGCAAATGACCGATGCTCCGGGAGGCCATCAATGATTGCTCACAACATTATCAGCCTAAGCGGCGGCAAAGACAGCACTGCCACTCTACTGGTCGCCATTGCCCTAGAGGCACCCAACCTGCAGGCCGTCTTCGCAGACACCGGCAACGAGCACCAACAGACCTACGAGTACCTTGATTATCTGGAACAAGCCACATGCACAAAAATAACCCGGGTGCGCGCTGACTTTACCCAGCGCATTGAAGGTAAGCGCCGATTTATCGAATCTAAGTGGCGGGCGCAAGGTATCGCAGAGGAGGTTGTGCTTGCAGCGCTGGACGTGCTGCAGCCCACCGGCAACCCTTTCCTAGATCTGTGCATCTGGAAAGGCCGGTTCCCTAGCCGCAAGGCCCAGTTCTGCACCATGGAGCTGAAGCGTGACCCTATGCTTGAGCAAGTAGTCATGCCTTTGATGGGTGCCGGCGACATGATTCTGAGCTGGCAGGGTGTGCGCGCAGACGAGTCGCTAAACAGACGATATCTGCCGGAATGCGACGAAGTCGGTGGTGGCCTGTTCAACTACCGCCCGATCTTGAAGTGGGATGTCCCGGCGGTGTTCGAAGCTCACCGCTACATGTGCATCAAACCGAATCCGCTTTATTCACAAGGCATGGGGCGTGTCGGTTGCATGCCCTGCATCAACTGCCGCAAGGATGAATTACGCGAGATTGCCCTGCGGTTCCCCGAAGCGATTGACCGGATCGATCGCTGGGAGCGAACCGTCCAGCAGGCCAGCAAACGCGGTGCTGCCACGTTCTTTGCCGGATCAAATGCCAAGCATCCGAAAGGCTCAATCTCGGGCATGACAGCCATTGAAGTCATGGAGATCGCAAGCATCCGCCAGGCCGTTGAATGGTCCAAGACAGCCCGAGGCGGCATCCAATACGACCTGATGATTGCTACTGACGCCTCTGCCTGCTCCAGCGCCTACGGGCTCTGCGAGTCGGCCTGGGAGCCAGTAACCTTGGAGGTAGCATGAGCGCAGCCCGTGTACTTGAGTTTGAAGACTTACAACGCGTAACGGGATATAGCCGCCGGGCAGACGTTGAAAAAACGTTGCGCTCCCAAGGGATTCGAATTTTCAGTGGACGAAAGGGGCCCTGGACTACGGTGGATTTGATCAACCAGGCGGGCGGGCTAAAACCCGTGGATACCGACAGCTACAGTGCGGACATCGTATGAAACGTGGTCGAAAGCGCCAACACAATCCAAACATCCCTGGGCACATTGACCAGGCGGCTTTGCCGCGCTCGGTCTATTTCGACCATAGGGGCGCTGGGTGCTGGTACATCCTGTATTTCAATGAGGCCGGGCGGCGACAGCGGCAGAACCTTTGCGCGGGTAATGTGACGCTTTCAGAGCTTCACCGCCTCATCGAGGAGCGCAACGGCGTAGACCGCGACAGCCTGCAATACCTCTGTGATGAGTTCCACAAGAGTGACCAGTACAAGGTCCTCAGCGAGAAAACCCACGACGACTATGTCTACTCCCGCGACGTGCTTCTGGCGTTCCCGACGAAGCTTGGCAAACCGCTGGGCGAACTGGCGGTGCTCAAGTTCACGCCGGCGCTCGTCCAGCGGATCATCGACAAGATAGCCCAGGATGGCACTCCCTCCAAAGCCGCTCACTCACTGCGCTACCTGCGCCGAGTAATGCAGTGGGGCCGTAACCGTGGTTTTGTGAAGGACAACCCGGCTAAGGGCATTGAGTCGCCGAAAGAGCGCAAGCAGCGCCGACTGCCCGAAGACACGGTCATGGTCAACCTGATCAGGTTCGCAAAGCAGCAAGGCCAACTCAAGAGCGGCCAGGCTGGGGCCTGCTCGCCTTACCTGTGGTATGTGATGGAGATTGGATACCTGTGCCGCCTGCGCGGGATCGAGACGATCACACTCACCGACGAGAACGAACTCAACGAAGGGGTGCTCACCAACCGTCGTAAAGGCAGTCGGGACAATATCGTCAGGTGGACTCCTCGGCTGCGTGCCGCCTGGGACGCGGCCAAGGCCGTCAGGTCAGAAACGTGGGAGCGGAAGCGAGTGCCGGTGCCAATCCGAGCAGACCAGCGCTTCCTTATTATTGCCGCTACCGGCAGGCAGTTATCGAAGTCAGGGCTTGATACAGCCTTCCAGCGACTGATAATGCAAGCGATTGAGAAGAAGGTGCTCACTGAAGAGCAGAGGTTTGGGATGCACGACTTTAAGCGTAAGGGCATCACCGATACGGTGGGCACCCGGGCAGACAAGCAACAAGCGTCAGGCCATAAAGACGAATCGATGATGGACGTTTACGATCTCAGCGTGCCGACAGTTAATCCATCTTCGGAGTGAAAAGTTTTATAACATCAACCATGTAACTTTTAAGACATTCAGTACAGTGCTGTTCATCTCGGCCGTCGCCAAACGCAGAACGAAGAACTTTATCGTACTTCTTCTCACTTACTTGCTTTCGAGCAACTGACACGCGCTCATTGACATACTCATATCCGGCATAGTTAATGAGTCTTAACATTGAAGACTCCAGACAATCGACATTTCCAGGGAGGAAAGAAAAGGCGGTATCAAAATGCTCGTACGAACAGATCGCGGAGAGCGCCCTTTTATCGCCTGTCAGTATCTTGAACTCTTCGCCCCAGCCGTGACGATCGCTTGCATGTAGAAACAATGCAAACTCTCCGGGATCAACCTCATCGATCTGTTGCATGTGATCGATCAAATCAAAATCAACTTTAGCGTCATTGAGCACGCTGCATTGCTCAAGAAACCCGCAAATTCGTTCGTAAGCCTGTGAGCTTCCGACGTATTTTTCGATGGATTTGTCTGGATCTTTCAAGCGCAGGCTGTAGGGGAGACTAGAAAGGACGAAGCAGTCTTTGGCGCCTGAATTTAAGCTACCGAGGGTGTCTTGCAGTAGATCACATTGTGCAAGCTTGATCACCAAGTCGTTATCGGACAGTAGGATCATTCAGGGTCAACTAGAGCCCTTAGCAAGTCGAGACTATCTTCTTTAATCTCTTCCGCAAGATTTGAAAACAAATAACTAGACACTAAAGCTTTATCACTCACACCTTGAGCCAAAAGCTTAAGCGTTTTAGTACACAATGGCCAAAAATTACCATTGTGAGCACAGTTTAATAAAACATGAGTTGGATCAATATGATTCGCAGAACCATAGTTATTTACAACCCTAGCAAGATCTGGAGCCGGCATAAAACGACCTAGCCGCAGCTTAGCTGATGCTTTTCCCGCTAGAAGCTCAAGTGCAAACTCATCTGCCGCAACTTCATCATCATCACGACCGTCATCGTTTTTTGCAATTTCCGTATCAACGATGGCGCCATTAGCGTCCACATGTCCTAAAGCGATATGTCCAAGCTCGTGAGCTAGGTGAAAAAGCAAATAGCCGCACTCTTTCTTCGACGAAAGAACAATCGATGGGCGATTATTTGTAGACATGGCAATACCATCCATCTTTTTCTTCATAATTGAAGAAGCAAGATGAATCACGGGAATTCCACATTCCCAGCAATAGTCCAGTAGGTCACTCAGGCCAACCCAAGGCTTGCCAGAAGCCAATATCTGACTCCGAATCTCAGCGGCCGAGACGGGGCGCACATAAGGGCGCTCAATATTGGACAGTACGATTTTGGAAGCACTGCGAGCCAGAGCTACCGCAAGCTCAACGTCGTCAGCAGTCGTCCCCTTTATGAGCTTGAAACGGCGCTGCTCAGGCAAATCAAACTCGATACGCGCAGGCGTCTCGGCAATTGACCGAAGCTTCAGATTCAAGGCACGCGCCAAGATGAACTTAGCCTGCTGGAGACCGCTAGGCGTCTCAGCTATCTCGTCATCCCACCAAGCAGGTAGAAACGCCTGTACCTGCCGCTTAGGCAGGCCATGGGCTCTGAACGCACTGTAAAGGCTTTGCATAGATTCAGTCATATCAAAGCCTCCATTCAGACGTTAATGACATAAGGATTAGTCAAAGGTGAGCTCTTCTGCATGCCGGTTAGACATCGGCCCGCCCCTGAAAAGTCACAAGGATACTAAATCTTTTTTGCATTTCACGCAAGTTATCCACAGCTTTACACACAGGTTTCAGCTAAGGAAAAAGAGGTGATAGCAGGCGCGTACATTGCCAACCGCCATAGCAGGAAAATCAAGCCCGAGGCCTTGTTGTTCACGTACAAAAAAAGGCGCCAGCCCTTAATTCTGTTGAGTAGCTGACCTGACTTGTAATCAGTAGGTCCCGGGTTCGACTCCTGGTGCCGGCACCATACAAGGTTCCAGAGAAGGCTTTCAAAATCTCTGGAACCCCCGAAAAACCCGCCTTCTGGCGGGTTTTTTCGTTTTGGGGTTCTGTCGGGTTACGTCAAAATCTGGTGGATTCCGGCCGTTTTAGGGGTAATGTTAGGGGTAAGGTAATTCGATAAAGGGGGAGTACCCTTATGTCGCGCACCACTGCTCCACTCTCCGATTCGGCTTGCCGCTCAGCCAAGCCCACCGACCGCGCCTACAAGCTTTTCGACGGCGACGGCCTCTACCTTCTAGTCCAACCCAATGGCCGTAAAGGCTGGCGTCTCAGGTATGTCAAACCTGATGGACGCGAAGGACTGACCTCGTTCGGCAGCTATCCCGTGGTCGGCCTCGCCGATGCGCGCAACAAGCGTCTGGCGGTCAAGCGGATGTTGGCGGAAGGCATCGACCCCATAGAGAACAAACACCAAACCAAGACGCAGGCCGCAATCAAAGGCCGAACCTTTGAAAGCGCTGCACTGGAATGGCACGAAGCGATGTCTGCCAAATGGGCACCGGGCCACGCCAAGACGGTTCTGAGCCGCCTAAAAACCCACGTCTTCCCGCTGATCGGCGCTCGCTCCATTGTCGATCTGGACACCCATGACCTGATGCAACCCCTGGAAGCGATCCAGAAGCGCGGCACGATTGACGTCGCGTTAAGGGTACAAAACTACCTGCAAAGCATCATGCGCGAGGCAAAGCGTTCTCGGCAGATCACCGCAAACCCTGCCTACGACCTTGAAGGCTTGATCAAAGCCCCGAGAGTGATTCACCGCCCCGCTCTACCCTTATCGCGCCTGCCTGAATTGCAGGAGCGTATCGACACCTACAAAGGCCGCTCACTTACCCGGCTGACGGTCATGCTCTCGCTGCATGTGTTCGTACGCTCCAGCGAACTGCGCTTCGCCCGCTGGGGCGAGTTCGACCTCAAGCGCGGCACCTGGGAGATACCGGACACTCGTCCGGCATTGGACGGAGTGCCCTTTTCCACAAGGGGTACAAAGATGGCCGGGGACATCCACCTTGTACCCTTATCGCCGCAAGCCGTGACTCTGCTTGAACAGATCCACGTCCTCACCGGCGAATTCGACCTGGTGTTTGCAGGCGATG